TCAACATCAAGTATAAGTTTGTCTGGATATTCAGAACTAATGCTCAATCCGCGAGATTTATTGAGAACTCTACTAAAAATATTAGCAACTTTTTCTAATACAGTATATTTCAATTGATTGTCTTGGTCTGGTAACGACTGTTCTATCAGCTTTAAGAACTTATTCATTCTTTTATTTATGGTCAACAATTAATCATTTGCATAAAAACATTACACTTGTTTTTTCATTAGTTATAACCTTTTCTACAGCTGTTAATCCATGACTATTAAGGAATTTTCTAAACTTCCTAAGCTTGACTGTAGGGTTTTTATTTTTAGCTAGTGTAGATTCTATCTTACCTACTACTTTTTCATCGATATTCATAATCTTACTAGCAATATCGTCAATATTGCCCTTATGAGTAAAAAATCGTAGAGGAAATGAACGTAGAAACAACGAAACTACATCTTTATACTCGTGTATACGATCATCACTATGTTTTGTATCTATATACAGTATTACACTCCCAGTATTTTTATGAGTCTTAAGTAAATTGAGTATATTCAATATTAAACTGTGGTAATAAAACCCTGTAATCCCAACAACATCAGTGTCTATATTGTAATTTGATGTTAGCTCGAGTGAATCATTAACGGATCTGTCGGAAATAGAGGTAAAATTAATAATTGAACAGTTATATTTGTTAATATTAATTATATCTCTCATTTTCTCTCTCTAAGAAGATTATAACGAGCGTTTGCAAATTGCAACTCACATTTTTAAGATTTTTTTCTAAATGATCTAAGTCTGCAATTTATGATACCATTATAATAATCATCTCTGAGTAGTGCATCAACTTCAAGCTGCAATTTTATCTCGTAATATCCAAGCTCAGCTTTTGATTCACACCATTGTAGTATGGAGAATGTAAAATTTTCCTTTCCATACTTGATTATATCTTCATTTAACTCTCTAGATGAAGATGTATAAGTTTTCCAATCTGTTTCAATAACCTCAAGCCGTCTCCGCGTCTTACCTTTCAGAGCCTTACGTTTTAAAATTGTCTGGCATTGCTTTTTACCTATATACTTTCTCCCTGTAAGTTTATTTTCGATTTGATATATAAACCCAAAGGGAATATCACTTGCAGTCAGCGATTCATCTGAATATACCCAGTGCCCTAAATCAATAGGCTTGTCTGAGTTTTCATTTTTTTGTAACTTTTTCAAAATACTAGTTGATTTTTAAAAACGGCGAATAATTAACATAGAGGATTTAAAAGAAAGGGGGAATAAATTTAATTCTTTCTCTTTCTTCTAGTTTTACGGCGTTTTCTACGTTTTCTGGTTTTTCTAGTTTTTACTAATCCTTTTCGTGATAAAACTCCACTACCTTGAGGAATTCTAGTATCTCCAGGTTCATAAAAATCAGATCCTGATATATTACCACTTGGATCGAATCCACCGGGTGAACCACCTAAAGCTCCACTCGTAACATTCTCAAAATAAATTTTAAATGTAGGTGTGGTACGAGTTGATAATTGCATACATCTATTTATAATTAAACTATGGAGTTGCTAGACAAATACAGAGAAGAAATTAGCAAAGATCTTGTGTTTAACGAGATTAATATCAAGGATGCTCAGTATAAACTACCATCTCGTAAACATTTTTGGTGTGCTAGGTTAATTGATGCTAAGATTTCCCTCAATAAACTCAATAAGACTAAGAAAGATCTTAAAGAGAGACTCGCTAAAGCATTGATTTCACAGTCGCCAGTTAAGTTAGCACAAAGAGACGCTTTAGCTGCTGTAGAGAACGCTGAGCAAATGAAAGATATTACAGATCAAATTAAAGAATATGAAATTTTGGTAGAGTATCTTGAGAGAGTTGAAAAGATCTTTAGTACTATGCATTGGGAGATTAAAAATATCATTGAAATCAATAGACAAGAACAGTTATGATAGAGTTTGATTATCATAAACAGTCCCAAAAGCTTATCATCAAAGGTGATAAGTCTATCATAGATATTGTTAGAGAGCATTTTTCTGTTAATAACGACGGAGCAAGATTTATTCCTGGAAGACGTAAGTTCTTCATGCAGAGAAAGTATGCAATAACAGGTGGAGGTAAGGCTGAATTGGGTTTGTTTGCAGAAATCAACGATTTTATATATCATAAGTTTGGTATAACACCTACTATATCACCTGAACTAGAAAAAATTCTAGGATACAATAAGGATTATAGCTTGTATCTAGATTTCATTCACACTCTAAGAGATTATCAAGTAGAATCACTTGATAGAGCTTTAAAAGCTGGTAGAGGTACTTTCGTATTAGGTACAGGAGCAGGCAAAACATTGCTAACTGCAGCTTTAGCAGAGAATTACTACAGACTCTTTAATAAATCTTCGACTTTTAAATGTTTGATTATTGTGCCAGACCTAGGATTGGTGACTCAGACGTATAACGAGTTTATAGATGTGGGAGTTACATGCTCAGTTTCGAAGTGGACAGGTAGTAACGAGTTGGACCTTACATCCAATATTATAATTTGTAATGCTGGTATTCTTCAGAGTCAGTTTGAGTCTATTGAAGAGTTAAAATATGTAGATGTTCTGATTGTTGATGAAGCTCACAAGGTAAAACATGAGAATAAAATCGGTAAAATTATTACCGATATAAGAACTCATAGAAAATTTGGCGTTACAGGTACTATGCCTGAGAGCAAATTCGATGTTTGGTCTATTATCGGTAAATTAGGACCAGTTTTATACGTTAAACCTTCACATGAGTTAAGACAAGAGAAATTCCTCACAGATGTAACTGTCAATATATTAGAAATAGATTATGGTAGGGATACACCACCGAGATCTTCTAATAGATACAGAGCTGAGATTGAGTTTCTTATCAGACACGAAAAGAGGAATGATGTTATCAAGAAACTTGCAGGAAAGCTATCCAATAACACTCTTATACTAGTTAACTATATTGAACACGGCGAAATATTATACGATCTACTTTCATCCTCACTATCTAAGAAGGTATATTTTATCCGAGGCAGTGTAGATGTTGAAGATCGTGAAAAAATCAAAGCTATCATCGAATCTTCTGATGACGTTATCTGTGTTGCTATTAGCGCAATTTTCTCCACGGGTGTTAACATTAAAAATCTACACAATATTATTTTTGCCTCAGGTGGTAAGTCGTTTATTCGAACTGTTCAGTCTATCGGTCGTGGTTTGAGATTGCATTCAACTAAGACAAAGCTAAATATTATCGATATAGCTGATATACTCACATATAGCGAGTCTCATGGGCTGAAACGACGGGATATATACGATAAAGAAAAAATCCAGTATAAGTCAACTATACTTAAATTATAGTTGCAATTTTCTATACATACAATACTATAGAGTATATGTCTAAGGAAAATTATTATGTAAATCCAGTTGAGTTTAAAAACTCTCTAAAGAGATTTTACGAAACGGATATCATTACCGATGATTTAGCTGATAACATCAATAAGATTGCTTATGGGTTGAGTTTCAATAGCTCATTTATTAACTATACATATAAAGACGATATGATAGGAGATGCTCTTATTAAAATGTATTCAGCTTTAACTAAAAAGAAATACAGCTTTGATAAGCGCACAGAGAAAGGTGGAGACGATCAAGAATGTAACCCTTTCTCATATTTTACAACGATTGCATCTAACGCGTTCATTAACAGAATTAAAAAGGAAAAAAGACATCACGAAGCCGAGAAACAATATAGAGAGCGTGTGTATGAGTCTGTTATGACAGAGAGTACAGGTGGTAATAGCGGAGTTTACGTGAAGCCGATTGGAAGCGAAGATGAATTCTACAACAATGACGATTAAAAATTCAAAGGTCTGTGTAATATCAGACCTTCATCTCGGTTTATATTCAAATAACGCTCGATGGCATGAAATAGCTATCAATTGGGCTACTTGGCTACGAGATGAGTTAACTGCTAAAGGTATAACTGATATTATTTTTTGTGGTGATTGGCATCACAATAGAAGTGAGATTAGTGTTAGTACTTTACAGGTTTCTACTAATATTTTTGATATCTTAAGTGATTTCAACATCATTATGATTATTGGTAATCATGATATATACTATAAAAATAGATGTGATGTTAATTCTATATCTGTATTCAAGGGTAGAAATAACATTCATATTGTTGATAGCATGGAATCTATCAAAGCTTTCGGTAAAAATGTTACATTTTGCTCATGGGGTACGGAACTGGAAAGTATTCCAGATAGTGATGTAGTATTTGGTCACTTCGAAATTATATCCTTTAAAATAAGCTCGTCTAAAGTGTGCGATCACGGGATAGATATCCCCGATATTCTCGATAAAGCGAAATTGGTAATATCTGGACACTTTCATCTAAGAAATGAGAGAAAATATAAGAACGGCACGATTCTATATTGTGGAAATCCGTTTCAGATGGATTTTGGCGACGTTGATAATACAAAAGGCTATCACATTCTCGATCTAGAAACTCTCAAATATAAATTCTATGAGAATAAGATCTCGCCTCAGTATAAAAAGATATCCCTACGAGAGTTAGCAGATATAGGAGATATCACCAAGGAGGTAAAGGGTATATTCGCTAATAATATTGTTAAATTCAAGATTGATTGTAATATCACCCAAGAAGATTTAGAGTTCTTAGTTAGAAAGCTTAGCTTACTTAAACCTGAGCAGATTATCACAGAGTATGATAACAATATTAACATCGTTGATGATGTCATATCTCAAAAAGATCTATCTACGATTGATATTGAAGTTGCTATACAAGAGTTCGTTAATATACTTGATATTGATCATAAAGAAGAAGTTATAAAATATACTTTGGATTTGTATAAGTCGTGTAGCGCATGAAAAATGTTTTATTTGATAAGGTTGTTATAACTAATTTCCTCTCTGTAGGGGAAACTCCTATTGTCGTTGACTTTAAAAAAGGTTTACATGCTATTACAGGAGTCAATCTCGATAAACCTGATAGACAAAATGGTGTTGGTAAATCTACCATAGCTGATGCTGTTTATTTTGCTGTATTCGGAGATACAATGCGAGACATCAAGAAGGAATTTATATCTAACAATGAAACTGGAGGTAAGACTCAGGTAGAGCTATACTTTAGAGTTCAGTCTCCTATGGAGACCAATAGCTATCACGTAGTTCGCACATTAAGCCCTACGAAAGTATCTCTATACAAAGATGGAGAAGATATAACACGAGATAGCATCTCAAACACAACGAGTTACTTGTGTGAGATTATTAGCGCATCACCTGCTGTCTTTCAAAACTGCGTTATCATGACGCTTAACAATGCAACTCCCTTTATGGCGAAGGGTAAAGTTGAAAAGCGAAAATTTATTGAAGATGTATTTGGCTTAGAAGTCTTTAGTAAGATGGCTTCTACCCTACAGCAAGCAATTGCAGATAACAAGAAAGAAGGAGATCTAACAATTGCTAGAATCGACGAAATCAAAAACTCTATAAAGTCATATCAGACTCAAAAAGAAATTATAGACAAAAAGAGACAGGACTCTCTTAATCTGTATACTGAAAGGTACAACAATAATAAAAGAGAGTTGGAAGAGCTGAAATCTGCTCTAGAATCTAAAGTTGATGTACCGGATATAGACGAAACTAAAATTATTATTCAAAAGCTTGAAGATAAGCTGGTTGAGGTTGATGCAGCTATACAAACTCTTGTGGAGAATATTACACAGCTACGTTCTGATGTAATGTATAAAAAGGATAGATATAGTAAAATAGGTACAACTGATAGTAAGTGCCCTGTTTGCTTGAGATCTATCGATGAGCATGATGCAGATCTAATAAAGTCAGAAAAGGAGGAAATTCTTGCTGATATTTCGTCTATTAAAGAGAAGATAGAGATTAAAAAGACAGAGTTAGACAATCTAAAAGCTAATAAAGAGAAGATCAAAAAAGCTATAACTATCAAAAATAATATAGTTAATAAAATCAATCTCCATAAACAGAATATCAATAACATCAACGATAGAATCAAGCAATTGCAAGATTGGCAGCGTATATGCTTAGATAATATCAAAGCTGCTGAGAATAATACAAATGAGTTTGATGCATTTGTAGACGACTCTAATGTGAGATTGGATGATGCAATATCAAGACAAAATGAAATTAATGCTACATCGTCTAAGTTGGATGTTGTAAAGTTTGTTATTAGTGAAGAAGGTGTTAAGTCGTATATCGTTAATAAGCTTCTAGATTTATTGAATGGAAGGTTGTTTTACTATCTCAAGAAGCTAGATTCAAATTCCATCTGCAGATTCAATGAGTATTTTGAAGAGGAGATTGTTAATGAGAAAGGCAAAGTGTGTTCCTACTTTAACTTTTCTGGAGCTGAAAGAAAAGCTATGGACCTTGCATGCTTGTTCGCATTTAGTGATATTAGAAGAACTCAAGGAGGTGTAAGCTATAACATTGCAATTTATGACGAGCTATTTGACTCATCCTTTGATAGCAAAGGCATAGACTTGGTAGTAGATATTCTCAGTGAGAGAATTGATAACTACAATGAGTGTGCATTTATTATCTCTCATAGAAAAGAGTCTCTAAAAGCTATTACAGGTGATACAATCTACCTAGAAAAGAAAGATGGTATAACAACTAGAGTGGATATATGTGATATGTAGTGTAATTAATTTTATGCTTATTTCACCGTTTCCAAGCCCAATAGTTAAACCTTTCCCTAATGTAGCACCGCTGCCAGCACCTCAAGCTCGAGCAAGCAATCAGGGTGGGCAGGTAGAGTATAAAGGAGAAGGTGGGAGATATATCAACTATATCGCAGATTACGGTGGTTGTGGATTTTGGCGTATTTTGTGGCCAGAAGTAATCCTGAATATGAAAGGGAAAGGCTTTTCCACGTCTCTAACAGCAATGGTGTTTGATCAGAATTGGTATCAAGATGTTAGATGCGTTAAAATTCAAAGACAGGTGACAAGCTCGCAGTTACAATTTGTTAAACATCTTAAAGCTATTCAACAGATACACAAGTTTAAAATTGTATACGAGGTTGATGATGTTATTTTCAAGGAATGTATTCCAGATTACAACAAATTCAAGGGTGGATTTGATAATGAAGAAATTCGTTCAAATAGTATAGAAATAATAAACATGTGTGACGAAGTTACTGTTACATGTGAGTATATGAAAAAACTATACCAAGAAAAAACGGGCAAGAAAGAGATAACTGTTGTGCCTAACTTTGTGCCTAAGTTCTGGATGGGTAGCGAGTATGATGAACGTAAGATCTGGGGAGCATACGATAAGAATAAAAAGAGACCGCGTGTTCTATACACAGGCTCAGGTGCGCACTATGATGTAGATTTCAAAAACGGTGGTGTTGATGACTTCAGTCACGTTCTTCCAGTTGTTTTGAAAACTATCAAAAAGTATCAGTGGGTGTTTGTAGGTTCATTCCCACCACCTCTTGCTCCATATATTAGCTCAGGAGAAATTGAGTACCATCCTTGGCAGGATCTCCTATCGTACCCTCAGTTTATCAGTGGCTTAAACGCTCAAGTTACTATAGCCCCACTTATTGATAGCGATTTCAATAGATCTAAGTCTGATATCAAATTTGTTGAGGCGTGTGTAATGGGAATTCCTTGTTTGGTTCAAGATATGGAAACATATAAGAATGTTCCAGACAAATACAAGTTCAAAACAGGAGCGGATCTTGAAGAGCGCCTAGAATTTGTATTAACTAAGAATTATTACGGTCATGCTCGAGAGTTGAGAAAGTTAGGAGCTGAAAGATTCCTAGAAAATCCAGAGAACATCGGTTGCCACGAAGAAATTCTCAATACCCCGTACGGTTCTCCTGAAAGAAAATACTTAGCTAAGTGGAATTGATTTAGTGCAGTCTATATGTTATAATAATTTTATAATGTATAGAAACTGCGTTTATTCCTCAAAAGACCAGAAGGTAACTCTCTTTACTTGGGATAGTGAAGGTAAGAGAGT